GGTGCCACATCCAGCACCGTACCTGCTCCCCAATTTTCGTAATCTTTCAGAAGTTGTATCTTCATGGTGTTGTCTTTTTATGTGATGCCTTTCTTGTCGGCCTCTGAATTAACGCGCCTTGATAGCAGGCTTACAATGTTTTGCAGCGTTGCATCTCCTGCTGCTGCTATTGCATCCTCCACGAATTTCTGTCCGGTGCGCACTTTGCCATTGCTCATTTTGACGTTGTTATTCACCATGTGAACATAGTATCCGTCAACTGTTCTGCCTCCCAATAATGGCCCGATAATAACGCCGGACTTCATGCGCCGGAAATTCAATATCCGGTATGCTTTGCGAAGGTTGCCAGGTCGGTAAGTTGCCAGTTTAACACCGAATCCTTTAGGCATTCGCTTACCTTTCTTTTTGATGCGCTTGTATCTGCTGTGCGGCTTCGATCCCACCGGAACACGGCCTTTGAGCGCTGAAACCAACAACCCGCCCGCCTCTTTTATGTCGTTCTTTGCATCTCGCTGCACATCCTTTGACATCCTGCGAAGTTTGCCACCGAGTAAGTTTATTTCCTGCTGCAGCCTCGCATCCATTAGTTAGCGGTTATGAACTGATAAACAGATGTGCGCGATACAAACAGTACATCCTCATCCATGCCATCAGTAGATGAAATGTATTTGCATCCCTCTACCGTTACACCTCCGGCTGTGCCTGTAACAAAGTCAAGCGCATCCCTGACTGCCACATCTACATTATCCAGCGCTCCGTATGCGTTTAACCCCTGCTTCGCTTCGGCCCAATATGTAAAGGTTACGGTAGCTGTGTCGTGATCGCTTTTCCTGTCTTTCTGATTGTCTGTCGGTGCGTTTGACACCGTGAATACAATGGCAGGATAGGTGGCATCTTCAGGAATGAAGACAGGATAAATACGAGCGCCAACAAGCGCCGTAACGGCTGCTGTTGCGCTTAATTTGGCGTAAACGTATTGACCTACTTTCATCAGTCGTGCCTTTGTGCTGTGATCAACAGCGATTGCCTGAAGTCAGGCTTTTGAATGTACATTATATCGAAAAGATCGCCCTCAAAGTTGATCCTCATTTTCTCGTTTAGTCCGTCACGATATGCAATATCAAATGTGACGGCTGTTTGTGTCGTGGGCCTGTCTGCCATCATCTCATCTGCATTGCCTCCCATCTTGTATGTGACCTTTGCCCACACTTCAGTATATCGCGTCCAGGTTAACAACTCCTGTCCGGATGTTCCGCGTGATGTTGTAGGCTGCTCAAACATGATTCTGTGCCTACGTTCACCTATTTGTGTCTGCTTTGCCATTGGTTCAAATTATATCCAGCGCCTAAGCGGTTGAAGCAAAACATCTGACATACTGAACTCCGTTTCCTTACTGTCCTCACGATTGGTGTAGGCTCTGCCTATGCGTGAAAGAATGCCTAAACGCACGGTGTCAGGTATGTTAATCGAACTTGTGCCATATCCAGCTGTGTACGTGATTGTCACAGCGTCCGGCCTGATTTGCACATCCGAAGGGTAGCTGTAATTTACTTTGGGCATGACAGTTGCGCCGCCTGATGTCACCTTTACATCGTACTGGTTCGATGGCCATGTTGTGAGCGTGCCGGAACTGTTGTAGTACTCAATCGCAGAAACTGACTGAATCGGAACAAGTCCGGCCAAAGTCATAGGCCGAAGGCTGTCATAAGGGAATTGCTTGTGGCATTCAGATACGACCTTGTTAAGAAGAGCGACCTGATACGACCTTTCAATCAGATCGCATTGCGCCCGAATTAACAGCATCAGGTACTCATCATCATGACGCAGGTCATCCATGCGAAGTTGCGCCCTGGCATCCTCGATGGCTACGGGCAACTCTTCGCTGATAGTTTCAGCGTTTACCGTATAGCCTGTGTAATACGGGCTGTGCGTGGTATTGTACTCTGATGCTATCATGTGATGTAGATGATTGTTCCTTTGGTTGCGCTGTCATGTGCTGCCCCTGCACGATACGCTGTCTTACCAGCGGCTATTGCGGCATCGCTTGAATTGTATTCAGGTAACGCGCCTAAGATAGCGTTAATGGTTGTCCAACTCGTATCGTAATCAGTTGATGTGTCTTTTACTATCAGTTGTCCTGCTGTTCCTCCGGAAGGCACGCCAGCGCCGACCTGCGACACAGGGAACTGCACCGTGATATTAGACGAATTGAGTGTGACCTGAATATCTGCCATGACTATGCCGTGATTTTATCAATCAGCGTGATGGTTGCCCGAAAGAGGACATATACCACACCGGATGACAGGGTTAATTTCAGGTCGGTATTCAGCACGTTTGATATTGGCAGCGTTCCGGTTCCTACTGCTTCCGGGCTGATTGTCATTTGCCCGCTTGTCGGATTGGTCAGCGCAATACCTGCGTTTGCTGTGGTTGTGAGCGTTAATAACACGCTACCGGACGCGCTCTTTATCTGCATGGTAGCAGTTGCACCTGTAAGGTTTACAGGCGTGCCGTTAGTGTCCTCCACAGTAACCGTGAAGGCTGTTGTTCGGCCCCGATACCATTCAAGCGCCACATAGGGCGGTCGAAGAGATAGAAGTTGCGCGTCCGTTGTAGCCATGTGTTATTTCTTACGCTTTTCGTTTGTCGGTGGAAGTCCGGCTGCACGTTCTACTTTGGGCTGCTCTTCTTGTAACGCGATAGCAAGGCCACCGCGAATAAGGGAAAGCGCACGGTTGGTAGGCATATCAATTTCCTGCCCTTTGCCGTATGAGAACGATTGCTTTGTGTCCGGATCGTTACCGACAAGCGATTCAAGAATACGTACCTTCATCAGGATGCGGCTGTGATAAGGTGCTTGATTGCTGCTGTGTTGATACACTCGCCATCGAAGCGCATCCATCCCTGGAAGCCTACGAGTCCGTTCTCGCTGTACAGTTCGTCACGGCGTGCGATAATCATATCCTGCACCATGCGGACAATGTACTTGCTGAAGTCGCCCACAAGAATCAGTTTTGAACTGGCATTGATGCTGCTATCCATGTCCTGATTGATGTAGTAGCGCGTGCCGTCAATCAGGTCGGGCTGACCTGCTACGTATGAAGGCATCCACAGCGGGCGGTTTTCGCCGTCAACCAGCTTCTTGATAGCAAGCAGAACGGCATCATTAAACATGAATCCAAACTGCGGGCTGTTGCGGTATGCCGGGTCAATGCTGTGCTTCAGGTCAAGTATCTCCAGATACGTGAAGGCGGTTGCGGATGCGGCTGTCTTACCGAGCGTGGAAGCGGTCACGATGCCGTTTGGATCACCGGAGCCGTCACCTGTGGTACACTCCTGATTCAGGATGCGACCGAAGCGAGGAGCAAAGGCGTTGCGCACTTCCTGTTCGATGTTGTACGCATTGTCTTGAAGCAACTCATAGGACACCTTTACGAGCGTGCCGTACTTGTATGCGTCAAGCTGCTTTTGGCCGAATGTCAGGTCTTGCACGGTGAAAGATGCCGCCTCACCAACCTTTACGGCTTTGGTGGTTGTGTCATCTTCAGTTGGCCAGTACAGGGTGCTGCCTGTTGCGGTGCGAAGCACACGACACGCCTGAAGGATGCCGCTGTAATCCAGCATCGCGCGCTCAATTTCGGGCTGCCATTCATCAGGAACCAGGTAGCCACCGAGCGAATCAGTACCTACAAGCTGGTTTGATGTTCCGCGTTTTTCGATCAGGATGCTACGCGTTTCGTTGTCCAAGTTACCCCAGCCTCTACGCAGAAAATCCGTGTAGGCGCTGCGATAGTCGCGCTCTTTGCCCTTGTCGGCTGCCTTTGGCGCATTCTCAAATTTGGCTTTGACGTTGCGCGCCTCAAGCGCCTCAACCGCCTCGTTTGCCTGAATAGACGCTGTGAGTGCTGCCTCATCAGCCTCCATCTTGCGCCATGATGTGAGTTCTTCCTCACTCATTGCGCGGCCTTCGGCTGCTGCTTTGGTGGCGGTCGCTTTCATCTGTTCGACAATCCGCGCCCGTGAATCGTAAAGGGTTTGAATACCAGTTACCATTAGTTAGTGTTGTTTGCGTTGAAAAATAACTGCCTTCCGGTCAAGAGCGCGGATTAGCAGATTGTAAGTTTCTGTAAGATCGGGATTAACCGACCTCTGACTTTCAGTTGTGCTTAGCGCCTGTATAGCTGCTGCGAGCGTTGCAACAAGCGCTGTATTTTCATCAGCACGCGCATTCAAAAGCGCTGCCAGGTCATTGGCTGCTGACAAGTCAGGATTGACTGATGCAATCATGGTCATCTTGTCGGCATATCCTTTCAATTCAGATACAGATTCGTTCAGGCATTCGATGGTTCCCGTAATTGCCTCAATGGCCTGTGCCTTCGGTGGCATTTCTTCGTAACCTTCGCCGTTGCGCTTTGCCATCTCCAGCGACCGCATAGCGACTGATGTATCCGGATTGGCAGGATAGGTAACGGGTGAAGCATCGAACACGCGCCTTACTTTGGTGATTACACGATGCTCTTTGCCGTCTTTCATTCTCCATTCATCACCGACCGACATACCCGCCTCATTGCGGGCGATTTGGAATGACCAAGAACTTTGATCTATGTCACCGCGTTTGAGCGCTTCAATGAGATTCTGTCCGGTTGGGCTGTCTGGTATGGATGCCCTGTACCACATTCCTGTCTCGTCCGTTCCAACTGTGGCTGTGCCTGACTTCGTGCGACCAATAATCAGATTAGGATCGTGGTTAAACAGGATGCGCACGTCTGACATATCAGCCTCCGAAAGTGCAGAGCGCTGTATCTCTTCGGTGAAGTATCCCATATCGTATGATTTACCCCACTTCAGCGCATAGCCAAAAACAGATGGTTTGCCGTCCTCTGTCATCCGGATTTCCACGCCTTCAGTAAAGGAGCGTATTTCAGGCTGTAGCGCTTGCTTGCTGTTGTCCATTGTCTTGTATGTTGTCAGCCTGCACTACGTCCGGCTGTTCGTTATTCAAAGTAGGGTTATACACAGTATCGCCCGCTGTGACCGGATTCATATTCTCCAGCCTCCGCACTTCGTTAGGTGTCATCCAGCCCGGAGTTGAAACAGAACCGAGCGCACGGGCGAAGTATTCAGATCGTGATTTAGTGTCACCACGCAGAAGTGCATCTACATTGAACCTGAAGAACATTCTGTTTTTTTCAGATTCAAACAGTAGTTTCCTGTTAAGTTCCTGCTCCCAATTTTTCAGCCACGGGCGTAAGGTGTCGCGCACGAACTCAAGGCTTTGATGTTCGATGTTGTTGTTGGTGGAGCGCTCAAGATCGCCGACCATGTGCGGCGGTATCCGGTAGATGCGGCAAACATCATGCAGGGATAACTTTGCTGTTTCAATGAACATCGCGTCCGCTGGCTTCAGCGTCAATGGCACGAACTCCATGCCCGCTTCCAGTACAGGCGTTTTTCCTGCATTGTCGCGGCCTGTGTACCTGCTCTGCCAACTGTCACGCAGATTCTGTGCCTGATCCGGTGCAAGTCTGCCAGGGTGTTTCAGGTAGCCGTTTATCAGCGTGCCATTCTTCCACAGGCTGCCCTGCGTCTGCGTGGTTGCTATACCAAGTCCTACATTCTCCCGAAACAGAGTAATAGGGGATTTACCCTCAATGCCGTTACTACTGATGCCTTTGACATGGATAATGTCACGTGCGCGAACCGGAAGGCTACGCTCTACATAACCGCCTGCTGTACTGCGTTGGTCAAAGATTCGATACCACAGACGGCCCTCAGGGTCAAGTTCAGGCTTTACCCAATTAGGGTTTTCTATGATGCGCAATTCAACCGGGCGGCGGTTGCCATCGCGTATAATGTCTGCATAGAAGTTGCCATGCAGCGCAAGGTGCAGCATTGCAGTTGACCGAAAGTCAAATGACGTGTACAACTCCGAAGGCTCCGCGCCTATCAGTCGTGTACGTGTGTCGTTTGACAATTCGTTAACAACTTCACCAGTATCAATGTAGAGTGCTACAGGAAGC